GTAACTGCTTTAGCCCATACCTCTTTGTTTATAGTAAATGATTTACTTGCTTCTTTAAAATCAACAACAAACTCTCTCCAAGTAGCATCACCCTTTTGTGTGTTTCTACCAGAGTTTTTATGTTGCTTTGCACCTATTCTTTTTGATTCATTTTTTTCACTCATTTATAAAATCTTTCTTTTTTTTCTTTTGTGGAATTAATCCAACTTTTGAAATATGTTTTTGTGTACACATCCACGTAGCCTCTCCACTTTCTTTCCAATACCTTAAAGATGTTACAATCTCTTGACAAGTTTTACATGGCCACTTGCCAGGATAAACAGTAAACTTAGATTCAAGCATTAACTATTTTTGCCTTAAGTTGTTCCTGTAAATCTAAATCTTCTTTAACACGATTTATAAAACCATCACGACCTTGCACTTTTGTGCCATCATCTAGTTGATACCATGCGCCAGTTCTATTAACTAATCCCATAGCCTCTGCAGTATCTACTAAATCTCCTATTGCATCAACACCAATATTGTCACCTCTAAAATAAAAATCATACGCACCAGATTGAAAGCCTGGAGATGTTTTAGAGAATTGTAATTCCCAACGAATTTGTCTGCCAATTTTTTCTTCAATTAACTTATCTCCTATTTTAATTTTTCCTTTAAGCGCTTGATTATCCGATTCGGAACTAAATAACTTAATAACGCAAGAAGAATAGAACTTAGTAGCCTGACCACCAGAAGGCTGCTGAGAAGTATACATAGCATTAATATTATTACGAGACTGGCTGATAAGAACAAGCAAAGTAGGCTTGACCTTATTATTAGCATAATTAAGCATTTTCCATGCATTACTAAAGTCACGAGACTCTGCTCCTATCTGTTTAGTATTCTCTAACGCTTTCATTTCATCTGAATCTTTTTCAAAATATATAGCAGGAAGCATTGAAGTAATTGAATCAACTACAATTAAGTCTACTCCAGCATTCATTAACCCAACACCTACGTCAACCATATCACTAATAGTTCTTGCTTGTGAATAAATTAGTTTAGTTGGATCTACCCCAAGTTGTCTAGCCCAATCTTCTGAATATGACATTTCTGAATCAATCCAAGCACATACCTTACCTTCTGCTTGGGCCAATGCGATCATCTGAAGGCACATAGAGGACTTAGCAGATGATTTGCTACCCCAGATAAGTACCTGGCGACCATATGGTAATCCACCGCCAAGAGCACGGTTTAATCCAAAACTTGGTGTTGGCTGATATTCAAAGGTAACACCTTCTCCAGTACCAAGTCGTTTTCTAATTCTTGGGTCTAACTGTGATAATACATCTTCTACATTAACTGACATTTATATCCTCCATTATTGTTGTGCCGTCTTTTGTTTTACCAAAACTAAACTTATAGGCTTTACCTTCTTCAATATGCATGTATGCTTTAGGAAATGCAGTAGGAAATACAGTTACTGAGTGTAGATCCCTTGCAGTATCTGCTAAAGTTAAAGAGGCCATTTTTTTACCAGTTTTTGTTATTCTTGATTTAAACGAAATAACAAACATTTCATCTTCTTTATATGGTAACTGCTTATAACTTAAAAACTTAACAAGTGCGTTTGAAGATGCTTTTATTTCGTCAACAGGAATTGCAGATACAATCCTATTGTCATTGCTAAGAACCAAGTAAGTACGACCCGTCTCAATAGTCGTTCCTTCTTCATCAAATATACCAACACTCCCAGTTTTGTCCAAAATTTCAACTCTTGACCATCCCTTTCCTCTTTTTATTGACTTTACCATACCCATTAAAATAAAAGAACCTTTTTCTTCAAAGTCTTCAATTGGTTGAATAAATGCATAATAATGAGATGGAATAGAAATATTAAACTCTGGAAGATTTAAATATTCATAAATATTTTCTTTAATTTCTTCATCATTACGTGGATTATCAGGAAATGTTGCAGCACCAGTTAACTTTAATGCATTAAGTGCTCTACTATTTACTCCATTTCCTTTTGTAAAAGTAAACTCCTCAAGTTGTTTATAACTAGCAAATGGTCTTGCACTAATATATTTTTGTGCAATGTTATTAGAAATAAATTTAATACCAGTTAAGCCGAAGCGAATACCTTTACCCTCAATTTTAAAATCTAAATCTGAATCATTAATGTGTGGTAGTTTAATTGAAATACCCATACGCTTTGCTTCAATTAGATATTCCGTTCTACCATCTTTATCTTTTTCATTTTTAAGAAGGGCAAACATAAACTCAAGTGGATAATAATATTTTAACCACGCCGTCCAATACGATAATGTAGAGTAAGCAACCGCATGACTTTTGTTGAACGAATATCCCGCATGCTCTTCAAAGTCTTTCCAAAGATCCAAGGCTTGATTAGGAGATATGTACTTGCTCGCCCCAGCAACAAACCTATCTTGAAATATATTGAACTCTTTGGCATCTTTTTTCTTTCCAATGATCTTACGAACTTTATCAGCCTCAGCCATTGTCATTCCACCAAGATGTACGCAAGCCTGCATAACCTGTTCCTGATATAGGATACACCCATATGTGTCATTGGTAAATTCTTTCATAGTTTGGTGAATATAGGAAACATTTTGTTTTCCGTGTTTACGAGCAATATAGTCTTTACCAATAGTGTTCATGGCTCCTGGACGCACTAATGCGTTTGAGGCTGCTAACTCATTAAAGTTTTTTACACCCATCTTTACTAAAAGGTTCGTATATGGTGTTGCTTCACATTGAAACACACCTTTAGTATACCCGTCTGAAAGCATCTCGTATACTTTTGGATCTGCCATATCAAGAGATAACAAGTCAACATCTTTATAATGATTTTCTTTAATCATATCAATACAATCTTTTACTACACTTAAAGTTTTAAGCCCAAGTGCATCAATTTTAATTAGACCGATTTTTTCAGCCTCTTCCATATCAATACCAACAACTGGAATACGGTCATCAGATCCAGGAGAGGAGCGAGTTTCTAATGGTGCATATCTAAATATTGGATCTTTACTGGTAACAACACCAGCAGCGTGAATTCCAGTACCCCTAATACGACCACGCAACTGTTCTCCGTAAATCTCTACTTCTGGATATTTATCCCTAAACCATTGTGTGGTTTTAGATGTGCAGTATTCGTCCCATGTATCAACAAGTTTTAAAACTTTATTAACATCTGTAAGTGGAATGTCTAAAACTCGTGCAACATCTCGGACTACACCTTTATCTTTAAATTGAAGAAATGTTGCAATAGATGCTACATGTCTATATTGTCTAACTAAATAATCTTTTACTTCATCACGACGAGTATCTTGGATGTCTGTATCAATATCTGGAAAGTCATTACGTTCTGGATTAATAAAACGAAAGAACAACAGACCATGCTCTAATGGATCAATATCTGTAATGCCAAGAAGATAGCATACTAAAGATCCAGCAGATGATCCACGGCCTGGGCCAACTAAAATTCTTTCTTTCTTTGCCCAAGAAATCATATTTTGTACTACAAGAAAGTAAGGGGCAAATTTCTTTTCTCTAATAATATGAAGTTCTTCATCTAGGCGTTGTTCATAAATATCATTACCTAACCAGTTAGAGTTAAGTTTTTTTTCTTCTAGTGCAGCAAATGCTAAGTTTGCTAACTCTTGGTCTGGATTTTTATATTGAACAGGAAGCAAATTAAGGCTGTCCTTAATGTCATAATCTTCTACTGTATCTGCTAATAACATAGTATTTGAATATATATCTTCTCTATCAATACCTTGTTTTTCCATTGCTGCTTTAATTTCTTCATAGGAAAGAAGATGAATATCAAATTTGTTAAATGTTATATCACGATCATGACCATACAAATAGTCAAGTCTTTCCATCATATCTGTTTTCTTTTTAGATTTTTCATATGTTGCTTCTTTATTTACTTTTCCATGTGTATTTAAAATCAGTTTAAATTCTTGTACTTCTTTTTGTGATTCATCAGAGTGATGGCAGTCTGGAGTAACAACTACACGAATATTAAATTCATCTGCAAGTTCAATAAGATATTTGTTTATTTCTGGCGTATTGTGTGGCATCACTTCAATATAATAATCACTAGCAAAATTGTCTTTAAACCATTTAATGTGCTTTTTAGCAAGTGCAAATTCTTGTTCTTCTAATGCTTTAACAATAACGCTACTAGGACAGGCAGATGTTACAATAATGCCTTCTTTATATTTTTGAAGAATTGCAAAGTCAAACCTTGGTTTTTTAAAAAATCCATCTGTCCATGCAATTTCACTAATTTTATTAAGATTTTCTAAACCTTTTTGATTCTTGGCTAGAAGGATAATATGATTATAAACAAGATCTTGTTGACCTTCTCTTTCAGACTTATCTCTTTTATCAGATATGTCTGCACACATATATCCTTCTAGACCTAGAATTGGCTTAATACCCTTTTCTTTTGCAGAACGATAAAACTCTCTGTGACCAGAAAGTGTACCGTGATCTGTAATTGCAAGAGCACTCATACCCAACTTGCTAGCACGGTCTACATACTCTTGTGGAGTTGCTATGCCGTCAAATAGGGAGTAGTGAGTATGAACATGTAAGCCTGTGTAGTTCATCTTACCAATCTGTGTTGGTTGATGAAGTTACAGATGGAGTGTCAAACCCCAAATAAAATGCCTCTTGTTCAGCATAAGGAATTTTCTTTAGTGCTAACTCAAGAGCGTATGGCTTGTGTGCTGACCAGTCAAATGGTTCTTTATCTGGTGCAGATGGAATAAGTGTGTAACTTGTTTCAGTACCCTGACCGTTACGCTTTAACTTCCATGTAATATTTGAAATACTTCCTGTTTCAAGTGCGTATTCACGAATTGTGTTAAAAGCAGATTGCTTACTTACGCCCATTGACCAAATGGCTATGTATGGCTCTTCAATGCCATCATCTACTAATACGTTGCAATAGAAACGAAGACGTGCTCTCCAGCCAGCCTTTGGATCTTTACGATGCATTTCTTCAGCCCAGTCACGTCCTTCTGTTTCCATAGTATCTACAGCCTTGCGCTTATAGTCTTTTGGATTTGTGTGTTCTTTAACAACAAGTGCTAGTCCACGTTCTGCATTATAATTTGCAGAATCTTCATCAAGTTCTTCAATGAATCTAATCTTTGCAGATTGTCCATCGGCAAGTTTTAACCATCTTACCTTTGGAGAGTTTTCATCATATTTTGGTTTGTCAACTAGGGCATTAATATTTTTTAGTCCCTTTACAATAGTCATATTATTTTTTTCTCCTTATGTGTTTTATCTATCTTAACATACCAATGATGGAATTGTCAAACTGAAACTCCAGTTTTTTAATTGCATCATCATCCATGTCGCCTATATCTTTATATTTTTTATCTATGTAAACAGATGTAACAACAGGTCCAAGTTTTTCAATTAACTTGTCTCTCATTATTACGCCTGCATCATCGTTATCTGCAATCAGTACAATGTTATTAAAATATTTTTCTAATAACTTTATCTGTGCTGCAGAAACATTTGCCCCTAGCGTAGCAACCGCAGGGAATCCAACTTGGTCCAACCTAATTGCATCAAAAGATGACTCAACTACATATACAGTACTTGATGCCTTTATTCTATGAAGATTAAATAATACTTTGCCTTTTGCCAATCCTGGTGTATTCTTAAACTCTTTTCCTTCAATAGTTCTAGCAACAAACCCTATACACATTCCGTCAGGTGAGTGGATTGGAATCGTTACCGAATCTTGTTTTTCTGAATAACCAAGACTAAATTTCTCAATAGAATCTTTAGTAATACTTCTTCCTTCAAAATACCTAATTGCTCTTGGAGACTCTAACGCTTGGTTGTTTAATCTTTTAATTAATAATTCATCATATTGAACAAACTCTGGTTTTTCAATTAACGCTTTATTAACTGAATCTTCAATATTAGTTTCTTGTTCTTTTCCTTTAATATATCTAACTGCTTCAAAATATGTTCTATTAGATGTATACATTATGAACTCAATAAGTGTTTTTGTTGTTTGACATCCAAAGCAAAAAAACATTCCATGATCTTTTGATACTTCTCCAGCAGGAGTTCTATTATTATTGTGATATGGACAAAAGATAATATAATCGGTTCCATACTCTGCCTCAATATCAATTCCAGCACCAGTTAAAACACGACGAACTTGTTCTGCGGTATATATATCTTTAACCATTTTTATCCTCATAGTCTTTATAGCGATAGTATCCTCTATCAAAATCTACTTGAACTAAAAAATCACCCATAAAACCATTTCTATTTTTTCTAAATACGCATTCAATAATATCACTATTCGTAGCACGACCAAGAGCCATTACCCAGTCAGCATCGTATGCAATCTGTCTTGACCAAGCGGTTTGACCTAAAGTTGGTGGACTAGATAAATCTTTAACATCGTCTGGCGTAGCAGATGAAATAGCCATAATTGGAACCTCTTCGCTAATAGACATAAGTTTTAGTTCACGAGAAAGATTTTTCATACGTACTGTTTCATTATCTGATTTTTGATTTGGAGACATAAGTTGCAGATAGTCAACAACAACAAAGTCTGGTTTGTATTGATCAATTTTTCCACGTATAACGGAAGGGGTTACTTCTCCACCACTATCATTAGAAATAATATGAAACTCTGGTTTACCCTGTAATTTATCAGCATGCCACTTTTTAAGCATTTCAATTTCTACTTCACCATTGCTGAGTTTGCGATGTGACCAAAGACCTTCACCCATAATTGCAAATACACGATTACGAACTTCTGTTTCAGACATTTCAAGACTTATGACAAGTGGGCTACGACCCTGTTTCCAAGCCTGTACAGCGAAATACAGAGCCAACCACGACTTTCCAATACCTGGGTACGCAAGGAATACTCCTAGTTGTCCTGGCATGATTCCAGAAGGCAAATAGTTATCAAACCCTGGCAATCCAGTTTTAATTCCAACCTGTCCAAGATCTTGCATCTTTTTTACATTTTCAAAATAAGCAACTGCAGAGTCAAGATCTGTAACTTCAATATCTCTAATTGCAGCAGTATTTTTTTTAAGTTCTGATGTTTTAGTAATTAAGTGTTCAAGAGCATTGCTTCCGTTACCAATTTGAACTTCGCCTGCTGCATTTCGTAAAATGTCTTTAAGACTATCATTCAAATATTCTGATTGTAATTCTTCAAGATGATGCTTGGTTGCACCAACACCTTCTACTGGAGAAAAGTCTCTAAATTTTTCTATAACTAATGATGTGGGTGGAACTGATTGATTATTTTCTGAATACTGCCTAATAAAATTCCAAACATCGTTATGGGTTCTTAAAAGATTATCAACATTGGCTTGTAGTAATACGTGAATCTGTTTATCATTTAATACTGCAGTAATTAACTTTGCTTCTGTATTATTCACTGATCCACTTCCTTGCTAATGCTCTTCTCTCAGTTCTTTCTTTAATATCTTGTTCTACTTCTAGTTTACCATTAAGAATTTTTTCTGCATTATATGCAAAATAATTCCAAGAAGGTTCTTGCGCTATTTTAAAATAATAATCTAATAAGTCATAACATTGAGAAATACCATACGATTCAACAAGAGCATCTGCAGCCCATTGCTCAACGTTAAGATTCATATTAGACTTGGCTTCATACCTTTGTAGATGAAATTTATTATATCTACTTAGCAAAGCCATACGGTCTTTGCGTTCAGCCATATTACTCTTCTAAGAGTGATTCTTTAGCGTCTTTTACCTTTTGAACAACTTGATTTTCAACAAAGGTATAAACACGATCCATTGCATCATTAGTAGTTTCACCTTGACGGACATGATCTACTACTCCAAGATCAACCCTTAAAGATTGAAAATTTCCTAGATTTAATGTGTATCCTAATGTTGCTGATACTTTTGTACTGTTATCTTCCATACCCCACCATTTCTTATATTAAATATTCTCTGCCCACACAGGAATAAACCTGCCATCTTCTGTCTTCGTATATGTAAGTATACCGTCTCCCATACGTCTTGTCAATTCTTGACTTGTAGGAGTCATATTATTTGTTATAAGTCCATCTTTTCTTGGTTGTCCTATATGTATAGTAGCCAGTATAGCACGAATATCCCTTACCATGCTTTCTGAATAATATGATCTTATTCTAAATCCACGTTCACCATTTAATTTTGATCCAACTGGTAATGGAATCATACCAGTTTTCATTAACTTTGGCATATACTTTCTATGACGATTAATTAATTTAGCAGTCTCTGCCACAGTATACGCTCTTTCTCTATTTCTTCTAAAGTCAGTACGCAAACATGTTTCAAGTCTATCTTTAGTTATATTATAAAAAGATACCATGCCAGTAGAACGTGAACTATGATGAAGCCTTACAAGGTCTCCATTAAGAAACCATATTTTTTTATTTCCTTTTATTACAGTTTCGTTATTGTATGCTTGGCTCTGAATGATTCCTTTGCTAGTAACCATTTACCTTCTTCGCTCTCTGTTGGCGGATGAAAAAATTTTCTTAATCCACATATAACACAGTATGTTTCCATATGCTGGGTACTACTGTATTGTCTATCAACAAATACTCTACCCTTGCATTTTTTGCAAGTAATCATTAATTTTTCCTTAGTTTGGTATACCAATAATAATTAAATGTACTGATAAGGATAGGTCTCCTGAAGCACCAAATCTTACGATACCCTCAACCCTTGTTTCTGTAACACTTTTTAAAATAATATTTACATTTTGACCTGCTGGAGTTTGACCAGTATTAACTGGTGTTGCTGAAACAATAGGTGGATACTTGAAATCTTTAAAATCATAGGTAAAAGTTTTTTCGTTTCCTGCTGAAACAGTAGAGTTGTTTGCTACTTCAACCAAGCCACCAACAATTCTTGAATTAGAAGTTTTAACCTCTTTTTTACCTGCGCTGGCTGTATCAATAACAGTATTATTAGTTACCTTAGAAGCAACCTGTGTAGATAAATCGTTTACTGCTTCAACTAATTGATATAAATATGTAACATCAAGAGGTTGCCCTCTTTCTGGTAGTGGTACTTTAGCCATTATTTCCTCCTATTTAAGTATATCATTATATCGTGTGTGGTCCATCTTCATAAACAAGCAAAAATGAAGAATCCCTTGATATTGGATTACCCTTTAAATAAATTTCAGTTGATAGTCTATTTGGTGCAGATCCTTGAATAACTCCATTAATTTTATATGTTGATGGTATTGGAAATGAGATATTTGTTCCATCTATTCTTTGTTTATAGATCCAATCACCACCATCATTTCTATCCCATCTAACCCAAACATCATATTCATGTGCTTGTCTAATAACATTTCCATCTTTAATTATTGTTACAGCATCCCATGCTTGTTGAGCAATACTTCCATTTTTATTAAAAACAATATCTCCAAGAGTATACGTATATCCTGGAGTAATTTGAACTATTGGAGACCACTGAGATTTTCTATTTTTATCGTCTGAAACAATTCTATACCTTACAGAGTAACCCTCAATTTCTGAATTAACTGGTGGCAAGTTTGCTTGAGAAATTTTTATTTTTTTTATACCTGCATCAGCCATTATGAAATCATTCCTCCAGATACATCTACTGAAAACCTAAACTCAATATAATTATTTGTATTTGGATTTTTAAGTATTGTTGATGCATCTGAGGTCTGTATTACTGAATATCCTGTTAATCCATAAAGTGGATTTACTGTTGCAATATTTTCTAATTTTATAGCATCTAATGCTACAAAATAATTATCAGAGGGAACTCCAGCATCAATAACGCAAGCGTATATTTTTACAACATCTACAGCATTCCATGTAAAATTAGGACTTGTAACTAGTTCTTGTAGTTGTTTTTTTACAACAAAATATCTTTCTGTAGAAAAATCATAATTACCGCCACTGCTGTCATCTACAACTTCTGCTTCAAATTTGGCATACTCTGCTGTTTCAGTTTCTGTTGATGCAAATTCAACTAAAATTCTTACAGATTCTGGAGTTGCTACAGAATTTCCGTCTCTATTTATCAATGAAAAAGCAAGTCTTAATTCATCTGTTGGAGAATTTTTTGTTAAATCAAGATTAACACCAGTCAGGTGTATGTGGTTTGAACCAGCCTCAACTACAAAATGATCTTGCAATGGTCCACTGTCTGTTTCTATTGTAATGTCTGATTCATCACCTGTAATTATTACTACATTGTTTAAAAATCTTGGTCTTTCATATCTTTCAAGTCTTGGACTTTTAAAAAATATTGGATCATCTGCGTTAGTTTGAAAAGCAGGATTTGGAAGTGAAATAATATTATTATTTTCAGGAAAGTCAAGTGCTCCTAAAAATGTAGGAAGACCAGACACTGAATCGGCAGTATGATATTGCCAACCTTCAGATTGCGTAAATGCAAAGACTGTTTTACTATCATATGCTCCAGCAGATGGATTGGATCCTGCTGAATAAATTCCAACTTCAGATATTTCATATCTTTCTTCTGTTGGTAGTTCTGCTGTAAGCACAATTTTATCAACACCATCTTCATTAACAAATCCCCTAGAAGAAATTGGAACACGAAACATTTCAAAATCTAAATTTGTTTTTGTTGAATAATCACCTATTGGATCTCCAGTAGTTAATGGGGTTGCTCCACAGCCAATAGCAATATATGAAGCATATGCTGGTGCTTGACCAAGCAAATACTTAGCAATAATAGTTTTACCAGTGTTTGTTATCATGAGGTTATTTCTCCAAGGTTTATCTCATATATTGTACCATTTAACGTAATCTCTGTTTCAATTTGTTCATCATTGTTTAAATTAATAAACTCAATAACTAAGTCCCCTGTTACTGAATCTATATATATATTTTCTCCATTTTGCCCATTTCCTTCATTAGGGATTCTATCTTCTAGTTTAATTGAAAATCCAGCAAAATACCTATCTGCAGTCTGTTGAAGACTAATAATATTATTTGGATTATATCTTTGTTGTATATTGGATAAATTTTTAATTGGCTGATATGATATTTTTTGTCCATTAATAATATCAGATCTTGTAATACTTATTAACTCTTGTCCGCTAAGATTTTCAAATATTAAATCAAACATTTGATCTTCATCTATTGCTTCTTCATCAAATAAAACAATATCTGGAGTTGCAGTTTTTATTGGTGGCGGTGGTGGAGTAACTACCACCGTTGTGGTTGGAGTTGGCGGTGTTGGTGGTACACTAACATTTTCAAAAGATGGTGGTGATGTATTTTGAAAAGTTGGTTCAGATACAACAATTGGATTTATAATTTCTGGTTTAAATGCTGGTCCAGGCCTTGTTGAGGGTGTTGGTAAAGGTTTTATAATTTCTGGTTTAAATGCAGGGGTTGGAGCAATATTGCTAGGAATACGGCTTTCTCTTACATTAGCATTAGTAGTTTTAGATACAGTTACTTTAGACTTTCCACTACCCGAATTTTCTCCTGGCACTTTATACCTCCGCCAAATAAATATTCATGTCTGGACCATTTATTTTTCTTGTATATTCAATATTATATACTACAAATCTAGAATTTTCTGATGTTACTAAATCTAAATTATCAGAATTCTTATAATTAATTTTTACAATATCACCTAACTGGATAGTTGGAGTAGCAAATATTTTTAACCCAATTGATTTTTTAGGTGTCATTATTTTATCAATAACCCAACCCATTAAGTTTTCAGCATCATCCTGTGTTTGAATATATGGTGTATCTAATGTAAAATCATTATTTCCATAAATCATCCTACTTGTTTTTATGTTGTCAAACTTTTCTTTTTTAACAAGAGTAGATGTAATTTGAGAAGGTCCAGTTATTTGTGTATCTGATAAATTACTTCGTTTTTTAAAATATTCATCTACAGTTAGTTCATGAGTAGTATCTTGCGTAAAAGTAATTCCTTGAATTTTTAAATAATTTCCACTTGTTTCATCAAGATTAAGGAAAGTATCTGTAGAATTAAATATTAAAAACTCAGCCCCGTATGAATCTGCATAAAATCCAGAAAGGCTATATCCTTTATTTTTATTTACAGTTGGTGATACTTGAGCATAAAGTGCTGGATATGCACGATCATATTTAATATCAAAATACGCACACTCTCTCATTATTGATCCAAATTCATCAAAATACATATTATATTTTGGTGGCTGTTGAGCACTAATACCAGATAAATAGGTTGACTGAACAATACCGCTCATAGCATATTTTCTAAGTGATTCGCTAACACTTATTTCTTTATCTCCAAAAACTGAAGACAGAGTTTCTCCTACAGTAAATACACTATTTTGAGAATAGTTTTCTGATAATGCATAAACATTTTCAAACATTAATCTTGATGATCCACGAACAAAAAGAGCCATGTTATTATATACTGGTAGTGGATCTGGATCATCTACAACCTGAATTAGTTGATTATTAATATATAAATAAAATCTTCTTATTTTTCCTATATCTTGATACTCTATTGCTAAATCATAAACTGTTACATCTTGTTCTGTGGTCATTCTAGACTGACCAGTAAACCCTCCATCATCAACAAGAATTTTTGAAAGACCGCCCCAAAGTTTAATTGGAACGGCATTTGTGTTTGACGCTTCTTTTCTTACTTTATAAAAAACAATATTATCAATAGATATAGTTGATTGGTTATTTTTATCTAACTTTAAATATGACTCTACGTTATTTTCTGTCAATGCAACTATTTCAAAATAATATCCATTATTAGTTTCTGGATTAAGAAGAATAGATAATCCTCCAGATGCTCCACCAATAGTTGAATTTTGATTTGGACTAACTTCAGAAACCTGATAATAACCTGTGCTTCCATTAGGAGTTTGACTACGATTTTCATTATTATCAATTTTTCCAATAATGCGAACTCTTGTTCCAAAATGTCTATAACTATTACTAAGTGGTTTATAAACATAGGAGACCAAATTTAAAGGAGTTTCTGTTGCTGTAAAAGATGGACCACTCATAACAAATGCTGACGACTGAACAGTTCCAGTTTCAGTTGATAATGATTTATTAACAGATGTTTCAGTTCCATAACTTGAAGACATAAAGTTTTTAATTGTTCCGCTTCTTGAGGTTTGTCTGGCTTTTGTATTATTAACTCCTGCTGCTCCAGTTGTAACTGGTGGTAGAGAAATATCCCCTAATAAATTTGTTGTAAATAAAAATTGTGACTTCATTTCACAACCTCTTACGTAGTCATTATTTGACCAATATGGATCTATTCCTGCGGTATGTGATGAAATTGTAGTTCCAAATTGTGCACGACCATGTTCATAAACTATACCATTTTGCAATCGTGTAATACCATCAACTGTTTCATAAAATGGAATAGCGTGAATTCTTACAAGACCAGTTGGATAGATTTTTCCATTAAATGGTAATGATGAAAAATAATTTTGATATTCTTGATTATTTCTAATCCAAACATTACTGCTGCCTTGTCTGTGTGAAGATCTCCATAATTGAATCTCTTCTCCTTTTTCAGCCTCAGTAATTTCTCCATTTGCAACTTTTTTATCTAAATTGCTAATAAAACTTATTGGAGCCAACCTTCCAGGTAAAACAATTTCTGGTGAAGATTCTGATAACGATCCATCAGATTGGATTGGGTACCACACTGCAAGAGTAACGTTGTACTGTACAGCATCATACTTAATAATTTCGCCATTAGAATAAAAATAACCTTGGTTTCTTGTTAACCAATAAACATTTTCCCCTAAGTCTATAACGTTATTTGTAATTATATGATTTACAACTATTGGAGCAACTGCAGTTAAATCTGAGTTTAATGGCATTGCACCCAAAACATACTTACTCTGTTTAGATACAACCTCATTTATTGTTTTGGCTGAGTCAATTCCTGACACTTCCCATAAAAGAGATGGTTTATATACCCAAGTTTTTTCTTTATCTATCATACTTGACTGACGAAGAGATCCATAAGATCTTTGTATATACCTAGTTGTATAGTTTATTTTACCGTTATTGTATACTTTTTTATCTTGAGATGAGATTGAAATAATGTTTGGTAGTGTTCCAGATGTTTGATTTTCAATAATTCCACTATCAAATTGATTATTTGATCCTGATAAAATTATATTAAAATCTCTATCATTTTCTGATGGAAGCATATAATTTTTACTCATTATAATAAAGTTATTATATTCATCAAAAAACATAGCGCTTTGAGTTGATACTGCTAACTGATTTAAAACCTCTGCTACTGTTTGATCTGGAGCAATAAAGAAATATGGGATTATAGGATCTGGCTCATTTGTTGTTCTATAAAAAGAGTAATTGCTAAATCCAATATAATCAAGAAGCATGCTTATTGCAAAACTAAGAGATGCTTCCGTAACTAGCATTCTTGGTGCAGGCATAGACTCTAAAAAGAAATAAAAATCTCTTAATGTTATTTCTAATGTTCCAGCAGTTATATCAGCCTGTGGCATTCCGTCAGAATATAAAGTTTTAATAGGAACCCAATAATCAAACCCATCAACATCCATTATTTTTTCATAAAAACTAAATTTAATATTTTTACGAACATATTCATTTATTATACTATCTAGATTGTTATCATTAAATGCTTGATCGTCATCAAACAAAGAGATACTTCCAGTTGAGGCTAATAGTTGTCCTACTGGTAAAGCAGAGTTTCCTAAATCTGAAAGAATTTTTTTTACATTGTAGTCTATTACTTTATCTGATATGTCAACAATTAGTCTTGGAGACATTTCAATTAAATCAAATGTAGAATCAAACTTATTCATTCTTTCTACAACAATTCTTATTCCACGAATATTTTCAAACTCTCTATAGATTTTTTTACCAGTTGTTGTTTCTTCAAAAAATAGAGGATCTGTAAGGTTAGTTACAAAGCCAGTTGTATGATTAACTTCTTCAGTACCCAAAAACCATCCATAGGCTGGTACAAATGTTTCGTACGTTTCTGTATCTTTATTCCAAACATGATATGTTCCAACCTCATTATCGTTTTCAATAACCAAGTATGCATTTCCACCAACAGAGGTAAGTGGTAGCAATGTGTCGGAAGGAAGTGTGGATATAAAGGTAAAGGTTTGCTTAAATTTTTCTGGAATATTAACTACTCCATATTGCAACTCAACATACCCATTATGAGAAATAATGGCTGAACCATTTTCACGTAAATCATTTTCATTAAATCTATAGGCATCAATCCAATTGTTTTCATTAAGAAATTGAATTTTCCATCTTGACGGAGTTGTTTTATTGTTATCTCCAAAGAATGGGTCTGCAAAACTTTTAGATATATCTGTAAAATCTCCTAAGTCAACATCTCCAACATTGGTTTGCATCTTAACAATAATTCTATTTGCTGGTACATTTTTTTTATAAACTACAAATGGAACAGTGTCATCTATTAAATAACTACCATTCAATATTGTTTTTGCAATTCCTCTTTCAATACCATTTTCAGTTCTAAAAGATGTCCAATACTTAAACTGATCATATCTTGATGCCATATAATATCTTGGACGTCTTGCAAAATCACTGCCAGAATTTGATAAATATTTTCCTTTAAATGCTGTTGCTTTATTAATGCCAGACCTTGGTCTAAATGGCTTAATACAGTCTTCTAAAGAATATAACAATTTATTTTTTTCTTTAATTGAAGTAAATATTTGTGGAGTGTTATTATCTTGAAGTCCACCATCTATTACAACATCTGCATCTGTTGCTCCAGTATAGTAACTACCAGCATCAGCACTGTCAAATGTATTTGGTAAAGTTAAAAATTGTGAATTTTGCTCTTGTGTTCTATATCTATAATTACCTAAAGTAAAAACATTATCTGGCATATTCATATTCCATTCAGCCAAAACTAATGACTGAGTTTTAATTACTGCAGATGTTTCAAGGTGATTTTTTAATTCAGCACTTTCAAACATTTAAACTTCTTCCAGTGTTACCGATATGTTCCAAAGATCATGATTAGTGGCACCACGTTTTACAACTGAATAGTTAAAATCAGAAAAATAAACCTGAATGATCTGATTGTATCTATTTAAACCATTATATTTATAATCTTGACCATCTAAGTTTGTATATTTATCGTATGCCAAATACATCCAAAATGGACCTTGATGATTTTCATACCATTCAAGTAACTCTACTCCACCTGCTCCGCCATCTGCAGTATATTCACTAGTCGTTCCTTTATCTGGTGATAATCCTGTTGATTCGTTAAAATCTGCAAGTTCTGAATACCCTCGTGAAGGCAGTAAGTTCCAAGAAACAGACATACTTAGTTTATCTGCAATATGAAAAGAGCGCATACGACCATTAATTGTTCTTTGGCGCTGCTCAATTCTTTGGGTATTAAATTGCATATCTCCTCTGTTATGATCAGACAAAATAACAAATTGATCTAATAGATTTATATCTGTTTCTTCTGTGTTTGCCCCAACCTCTATACCATTAGGCACATATAAGCCATTAGAGAGGTATCCAGGGTTGTTTGCCCACAGTATGCTCTGTGGTCTTGCATATCTTCTTCTACCCGTTAAATAAGCGCTGGTGGCCATTATTGTCTTTGTCCTCTAACTCTTTGTGCATCAACATTTTTAATTTCTTTCATTACGGCTCTTGCAATATCGTTGGCATTTGCACTAGCACCATTAATGCTGAACCCTAAATTATAATTATACACTGCCGTTGAGTTATCGCTCATAGATGTAGAAATATTATTTACTGGAACCTGTGAAACTCCTCTATTGCCAATCATTGAAGGATATTTTGATTCATTTAACATTGACAACATTGGACCAAATTGTTCTGTTGCCCTTCTATTCATTATAAACTCTCCAGGAGTTAGCATTGTTGGAACGGTATCTGATCCTATACTTCCTCCACGAGCCATATATTTAGGAACCATTCCACCCATATTCATTGACTTAATTTTTCCACCATACATTTTTCCTGGTATCTTAATTATTTGACCTGGTCTAATTAAATTTGGATTAGAAATCTGTGGATTAGCCTTAATTACATCTGAAAGTTTTACTCCTGCTTTTGCTGCAATTCCACTTAATGTATTTCCAGATTTTACTGTTACTGTTGAGCCTGTCTTTGTAGTGGTTG